CTGACCCAAGAGTCATAATGAGATCACAGGTTCTAATCTATAGCAACTCTTGTATCCAACAATCTTTAGTCGTCTGTGCAACCCATCAGTCTCGGGTGCAAATAACGGCATTTGTGTATTTCTCATTTGTATCTCTCTCTTTCACCATTTCTAGATAATGTATTGCTTTATCTATATCTTGTATGCCACCCTTCTCGGAGTGCCTACATATATATTTTATAGCGTTGCCTTCTGCAAAAAGCAACTTATTTTCATTAATAAATTCTGCAGGTTGTATAGCAAAATACATATAATGATTTCCACCTATTTGTTTTAACATCGGATCCTCTTTATTTTTTTTCATTTTTTTTCCTTTTCTTTTCATGTTTTTTATAGTCTTTTAATGTTTCTTCACTTGGGTAATATACTTCAACAAAACTATGACACTCGGGACAAGATAAATTTGTCACCATACTATAAGTATCATTCTCTTCTTCTACATCATGGTCACCACCCCATATTAATTCAGTGTTACAGTGCCAACAATTCATTTTTTTCCTCCTTCAATAACTTTAAGTTGTACAGGGGGTCTCCATCCTTCTAGTACAATTTCAACAAAATTTTTGTAAGATTCAAATTCTTTTTTAGTCATATAGGATTTTGAAAATGTAATTATATGCATAGTTAATAAACAAGGAATTTGAGTTTTATCTATTGCAAAAAGAGGAAATTTTTTCTCCATTACATTAACTTCTTTTTCATAAATATCTAAAAAACACTTTTGACGTTCTAAAAAATATTTGTCATTTTCTTCTTTCATATTAATCCTTTCGTTATTATGTATGCTAAAATTGAAAAAAAAGTTATTAAAACTAAATCTTCAATATAATCTGGTCCATCTTCCATAATTATTTTCCTTTATATTTCCCTGTGTTTTGCCATTTTCTATAGGCTCTATCTGATTGTATTTCTTCAGCTTCTTCTCCTTTTATAGAATCTCTATCAACAAATTTTTTTAAACTTATGTGAAAAATAGTTTCAGTGTCTCCAACTTCATATATTTCAGATAAAAAATAATCTTTCATATCTGTATGTTTGGAATAATCATTTTTTAATTCCATTCTTTCCCCAAAAGAATTTGTAAAGTATTTTTTATTTTCTTGTTTCATATTATATAAGCCCTATCAAAGTTTTTAGGATCTAGTAAATGCAATTCGCGCTTCGCTCTCGTTGCACCAGTGTAAAACAATCTATGTAATTCATCTGGATCATAACTAAAAGTTTCTAGTGCTGCACCTGTAAGGTCCTGTAATAGTAAAACGTTGTCGGCTTCTCCTCCTTTCGCTGCGTGTATAGTTGACATTATTATACGAGGATTTTTATTAATCATCTCACCATTCGCCCTCATATTACGAATATAAGTTTCCGTCATAGGATCTAAACCATTAAATGATTTATACCACACTTCAGATATTGTTAATCCATGTTGCTCTTGACATTCTTTTAATGTATACTTCGCGTCCGAATGCAAAGTTTTACCCTTTTGATACCCAACACTTACATTAGATCCTAAATACTGATAAATATTTTTAATCTCTAAATGATTTAAAAACTCTCCTTTACGCCATGATTCCCAATTATTTAACGCAAGTAATAGTTTTAAAGGTACAGAATTCATTCCTTTATATTGATAATACCATCCTTGTATTTCACATAAATCTTTGGCATCATCTAGAAAATAGTTTGCAGAAGATAATACTAACCAGTTTCCTTTACTCATATCTACCTGTGTTATATCAGAATATCTTTTTAGTAATCCTATTTCATCTCTAGGTTTATATTTTTTCTCAAATCTATTTTGTACTTTGTTTATTATTTTTTGAGATAATTCATGAATAGGTCCACCTGGAATACGGTAGGATTGGTCTAATACTTTTATGTCATTCACTTCTTCTTTTAACGCTATGAAGTGATCTACATCCGCTCCGGCCCATTTAAATATTGCTTGGTCATCGTCACCTGCTATATAAGTTTTCTTTGCATACTTCCAAAGATGTCTAACCATTTCCCATTGTAATAAAGATAGATCTTGTGCTTCATCTATAAACAATACTTCAAAACTACTAGGTATATCTTTTTTTATAAAGTCTTCTAATAGATCTGTAAAATCTTTTAAGTTCTTTTCTTTTTTAAATCTTTCCAACTCTTCTGCTAATAAAAATAAAGTGCTTCTCTCTATATCTAATATATTTTGTCTTGAATCGTAGTATTCCATTAAGTCAACTCTCTTAACCCTAGCTGTATTTATTATTGTAAGATATTCATTATCTGAATTAAAGGTACCGTCTTCTATGGAATATTTAGCTGTCTTAATAGGGATGCCACATTTCTGACCAAATTCCTTATAATCTTCTGTCTTCATCATTCTCTCTTTAGTCATTCCTAAATTTCTAAAAGCTAATGAGTGTAATGTTCTAAAATTAACTAAATCATTTTCAATATCTAAACCAAACTTTTCAGCGGCCCTTGTTGCAGCTTCTGTTGCAGCTTTTTTAGTAAAAGAAAAGTAACCTATTTGTTTAGGTCTAATGCCTTGTTGTATAAATTCATCAACTAAATCTAACAACGTTGTTGTCTTCCCTGTTCCCGGTGGTCCTAATATTATTGTTTTCATACTTTATCCTTTTGATTCCAGTAGCGAACGGCTCGTTTTGTTTTTTCGTATTTTTCTAGCCTTCTTTTCATCTTTTGATTTTCATCATAAATTTTAGCATAAAGTTTTTTTAAATGATTAATCTTTCTTCCATATATTTCTTGCCAATTAATACCTATAGTAGAATTCATTAAAAATCATCCTGTTGGTATTCTACTTTAGAAACTGTTGCTTCTAATTTCTTCATAGTTTTAATCTTAACAACCCTGGGTTGTTGTTGTTTTACACGTAGTCTGGTTTCCTCAATAAAAATATCATCCAATCTTTTAATTAAGTTTCCTGTTTTAACTTTATCCATATCCCAGTTATTCTTTTTTAAGAATGCATAAAAATCTTCCATTCTAAAATAAGTAAAACCATCTTCTGTAAATGGAAGTTTATTAAAAATATCATCCATAGTTCTTGCACTCTGTCTATTAGTAGTCCAATCTTGCAACAACCCCGTAATTTCATTCATTGGATTTAAAGAAGCTAAAGGTTCTACTTCTTGTAAATTAGACATCATTGGTTTTAAAAAATGTTGCTTCCAATCTTTAGGTTTAGGAACTGGAACTATTAAATTAGCTTGATCTAAACATGCCAAGGCAAATAAAGGTGGGCTATATAACTGTTCTGTTTTTAATTCTACTCTAGTTTTATCTACATTTAAAAACCATTGTGGTGGTGTTGATGTGTATTTAGTTAAGCTTCCAAGTACCGGCATTTCTTCTTCACCAAAACCTACACCAAATCTTTTTGTTCTACATAAACCTGCTTGACACACAGAATTAATAGGTGCATCTTTACATCTGTACTTGTCATAACCTTTTCTATTAACTGATTTAATTAATTGTTGAACTTCATTATTACTTAAAGGGGGTTCCATGTATTTAGAATTAGCTTTTACAATTTCATCTTCCCAAGTATCTGGATTAGATTGTTTATAATAAACTGCTACATTAAATAATGCATTATTTCTAGACCCCTCACCAAAACCTATTGCTGCTAATTTATTCAAGCAAGGGGGTCCTCCTGGAAACGCTTCTTCTATTTTCGTTTCTTCCGTTTTAATTTCTTCAACTTCTTTCCTCGTGCGAGCGTAAATATCATAGAGCTGATAAAATTCCTCAAGTGTACAACCGGCGCCAGTATCGTTGATAGCATAACGTAGTCCTTTCATTTGATTGTGGTAAGGTAAGTTTAAAAAGTTTCCAGTGTCACCACGTTCCACTAAAATTTCTGTTTGTTTTGGAAATATTTCTGAACCCTCATAACCTAATACAAGTGCCATTTGTTTTAATTTTGATTGCATTAATGATGCAGGTATATTTTCTTTGGTAAATAAAAAGACGTGTGCTCCACCTGATTTAGATCGGCAGACTATTATAGGGAGCTTAAGACTCCGAATACTTTTAATGAGGCTAACATGATCAAGGTCATATTCGTCAATATCAATGCAACCCCACCTGCAATCATTATTTTCTGTGATAGGGATAATCCCAAGGGCTGGTCCTTTTCCTTCAAGATGATTGGTCCAGAGTTCGTTGGTAACAGGTTTACGAACAATAAAGGCTTTACCTTTTTGTTTAGTACCATTCTCTCCTCTGTCACCGGGTTGATATTGTCCATATGCTATTGTTAATCCGCTAAAAATTTGTTTGAACTTATCCATATATTACTTTCTTTCTTCTTTGTAAAGGGGATCTTGCGATCCCCTTAATTTAAATTTAGTACGGAGTACTATCTTTAGGTTTCTCTTCTTCATCTGCTTTTGTTTGCACATCGCCTTTAGCTACACTTGCGTGAAGTTCTTTAGCCATTAGGTACAGAGGTTGATCCTCTTGTCCCATGACCCTATCTTGTGTAACAGACCAACCATACCAAGAACCTTTATCATTCTTCTGTAGTGTTGAAGCCAGATTATACACAACCCCTTGCATAGGAGGTCTTGCAAACCCACCTTTACCATTGCTAATTTGTATTAACTTCATCATAGCAAGCCATTTTTTACTGACTCCAAGTTGTGAAGATTTCATAGTAATTAACGCAGGTGTCATTCCACTTGATTTAGTATCCATTAAAACATAGTAATAAGCGGTTTCTTCTAAATAGTTACCATTAGGTAATCTAATTTTACCCCCTTCTCTTTTACCAGTTTGAATAATTGGACTATTGGGTAAATGAACTGCTATAGTCATAGGTAGTCCCTCCCCCCTATCTGATTTTTCTGGAAAATCTCTTTTATAATAACAAGAAACTACTTTAATTCCTTTTTTACCATCAAATATTTCATTGGTAATATTATTATAAATCATACCAGGTTTGGCACCTTCTATATATTTCCCATCACCTTCATTGACTTCAGCGGATAACTGTCCCAAGATTCTAACATAAGGTAACGAAGTATCTTCCTGCGTTACATTTTCAAAACCTTGTTCCAGATCATTGCCAAATAAGGCTACTGATCCTGCTTCTTTGCTTATTACTTCTTTGCTCATTATTTTTTATCCTTTATTGGTTATTTCCGAGTTATTTTAGTTTTAGCTTTAATCCAAAGACTAAAGTT